GGAATGACTCGTTCACACTGTCTGCAATAGTATCGTAGAGTGCAATACACACATCCTTGTTCCACTCCATGCGTCCTGCTTCAATGTCTTTCTTGAACACGGGATATGCACTAAAGTAAACTGAGTCAGTATCACCATAGATAACAGTTTCGCCCACATGATCATATACTCCAGTTAGGCATTCATTGACGTGACTGTCCATGTGTTTGGCAATGGTACGTCCTGTCAGTGTAGTACTTTGGCCAATGCGTTTGTCAAAGAACCTACAACCCGGATTCAAAATAGCGCCATACAAACTATTCAAGTTAATTTTCTTAACCAGCTGACGCTTGTCCCAGAATGCAATGTCTTCTTTGTCTGTGGCTTCCTTCTTCTTGGCCTGCATCTCTTTACGTTCTGCGTACCAACGTTCCAACAAGCCCGGAATAATACCCTTCATGTCATATTTGAAGATGGTACCATTGGCACTGATGGTCCAAGGTTGATTGCTTTCAAAGATCATGCGCCACACCTCTGCGGCTGTGTGCGTTGTACTCTGCCGGCTTTCTTCCCAATCGATGGTGATGTCAATGCCCTGCTGGCACTCCATTACTGCGGTATACTCTAGGCTACCAAACAAACCTTCCCACGCATCAGCAAAACTAGACCCTGCGGCCATTTTATCACTGATGTACTTGTCAGTCATTGTTTGTCGTAATTGTCCAACGATTGTTTCTGGTCCCATGTTGAGGGCACGAATAGCCGAGGGATAGAGACTGTTGATGTCAATGGCGCCAATGTATTCGTGCATACCCCGTTTGGGATAAGCAACATAGGCACCTGCGGCTTGCGTACTTTCTGATTCATCACGACCTCTCCTGTTAGGAACAATCATACCACGCCCGTGTGCTTCATTAATGATAGCTTGCTCAGTTACAGCGACCGCACCCATTGTGGTCTGTAACAACACAGTATTATCGTGAGCAATTTCGTTGGCCAGGTCTAGGAAACGTAGTTTCTTATCTAGCTTGGCCAACAACATGGTATCTTGTCTGTTATAGTCAATGAACTTGGGAAAGTCTTTGTTGTACAATTGGTCCAACGTGCCTTCATAGGCAACTTTGCGCTCATCTAGTTCGTATTCGCCAATGGCGTCCAAACTATAACTATGTCGTTCTTCGTATGTGTACTTGCGATACAGTTGCATATAGTCCATATGCACACGGCCCACAAGGTCAAATGTAATGTTGGTGGCACCAAAGCGTTCGAACTCACGCTGCTTGGGAAACTGATTCCACAAGCACAGTCGGCGTGTGTCGTCTTTGGTCAACACCCGCATGGTACGCATTACGGTATAGGGAATATCAAACCCTTCACTGTTCCAACCTGAGAGAATGTCTGCGTCTTGGATCAAGTCAAAGAATGTATTCAACATGTCTTCTTCTCGTTCAAACAAGAAACAGTTATCAAAGCGATCACAGATCTCTTGTGCGCTTTCCCAGCTATAGGTCTTGGGAGGCAATACCAGTGTTACCAGTTTGTCTAGCCAATCCAAGTAGACTGAGAAGGCAGTGATCTTGTTAAAGGGATCAGTTGTGGGAGCGTAGCCTTTGTCAGGGTGGAAATCCACCTCAATGTCGAAAAATGCTGTTTGCAGTTTTGGTGACGTTGCACCCAGATAGTTGTTTTCAAGGCAGCGGAAGATTGGGTTGATATCACTTTCCCAATGCTGCTTGTTGCTCTGTAGTTTTAGTTCTTTGTGATATTCTTTGTTGCTACGACTACTGAATCGGGTAACAGGTGTGTCGAAGATAGTACGATATTTGCCCTTGGGGTCATCGTAGTAGAATATATATTCTGCGGGATAGTCACGGTATTCTCTAACACCGTTTACACGTTCGACCACATGAATGCGGTCTTTTGCTCTGTCATAGAGAGCGTCAACATAACTCATAATACTCCTTGTATAGTTTAAAGCCTATACTGACTCTACATGCCGTTTATAGTCCGGCGAGACTATATGTATTTACGCTGTTAGCATTCGCACTAGGCCAATACTGTCAATGCTTACTAATAGGATATAGTTGGCCAACATTCCAAAGCTCTTGCGAGTCCAAGCGGCCCAGGCATAGAGACTGCAACCAGTAATCCAAATAGGGTACATGGTCAGCAGAGGAGGATTAGGTACTGTAAGAGCCATAGTAATGCTGCATCCAATACTAATGGCCCAAGCCAGTATCTCAATACAAAACCGAACGGGATGTGTACGGTAATCGTCTCGTATCCATTGGAAAATGTTGGCCAATATATCGTTCATAATATGTCCTCAATGATTAGTTGTTAATAATGGTACTATAATATAGTTGAGTCGTCTAGTCATTGAGGCCCTTGATCACAATGTTTTCCCAACGGTTTCTAGAATAGTGTTGAGTTCATCGTGGTCACGATTGGTCTCACCCAGCTTGGCCTTGTGTGCAATTTTAATTGCCTTCTTTAGTGTACCTGGTTTGATTTCCAATTCTTCTGCTACTGCTTTAACTGTGTCGCTCAGTCCTGCACTCAGGTCTTCGATTTCTTGCATGACCTGCATGCCTTCATTGATCAATTGTGTTAGTTTGGCTTTTGCTTCGCCGTTGAATGTGCGATCATAATCACTCATGTGTTCTCCTAGTTGATAGTACAATTATATACTGTTGTCTATTGAAATGCAAAAGAAAAATGCTCACTTTAGAACAACATTCCGGGGCACGACTCCCATATTGTTCTGCCCAGCAGCCGGGCACACCGTAACCCGAAGGTCCTAAGGTAGGTGTTCTTACTTGTTGTGTTTGGCTCTGCCGGCCTTCATGTTGGCCAACCAGTGTGCCATACGAGCCTTCTCGCCTGTTGAATGTTTAGCAGTATTGCGTAGACTACTTACGCTGGCTTTAGTATTGACTCCCATGCGCTTACTAAGACCTTTGCGACCAGGATGTTTACCATCAGCAAAGTTTTCATCTACAGGCTTGTCTTTAGGATTCTCGTCGTCGTAGTGTTGCCAGTTGTGGTAGACTTTTTCTTTGGGCTCTAGTTTTGGTACAGCGGGCTGACCATAATCGTCCCAAGACTTTTTCTGTTCGGGAGGATCTTTAAGTTCGTTTAGGGCACCAAAGTAATCTGGATGTTGATCTGCAAAGTCTCTCATAAGAACTCCTGCTACAGCGTTGGCTTGATTTTCAATTCGACTACCAGTAGCACCATCGCCTGGCTGTATCATGTCAAGTTCTCGTTGTTTGTGATGTACTAGCTCGTGTGCTAGGGTACGTAGTACGTCCATAACGTGACGTCCACCTGTAGCAACCTGTACGCTGTTGGTATCAGGATCAAACAGGCCAAAGGTAGGATGTTCGCTGGTACCAATCTGTTGTTTCAACATGATCTTTGGCAACTTGTCGATGCCCAAACGCTTTGCTACATAGGGAACAAAGTCACCTGCGGCTGACTCTGCGTCAACGCTTTCGTGTAGTTGTTTAGGCAAGAACATGTCGCTTAATGACTTGCACATGTCTTCAATGGCATGATTCTGTGTAAAACGTAGATCAAAGTCCTCGTGTTCTTGATGACTTTGGCTTGGATCTCTATAGCCACAGTATACGGCACGTACTGTGGTAGAGTCGATTAGTTCGGTGCAACTAATACCTTGACGGTCTTCCATAGGATCAGTACAAGGACTTAGTGTTGTAACAATAGTGCAGCCTTCGGGCACAGCACCATATTTGCCTTTGAACTTGCTGAGTGCAGCACGTTCGGCATGTTCCCATTTGCCCTGTGAATTTTTAATACTGGTACTGCCAACCCAACGTCCATCGGGTGCAACAACTGCGGCACCAACAAAGCCATGTCGTGTTCCGGGCTTTTGTGACTTTAATACCAGTTCGCACAGTTTGACCAAGATGCGATCATACGCACCTACATCTGCTGCTTCTGCTAGGCTGTATTTTTTAAGTTGACGTTCTATCTCGCCGGGGCGCACGTCTTTGGTTAGACTCATTGAATAGCGTGGATCACAGGCCTGCTTTTTACTAGCAACCACACCTACACCAGCTTCAAAGATGTCGTATAGATTCATTTCAGTACGCTTCTCAACATCCAGCTGTGCTTGCGATGTGCATCCATGCGTTCTGCAAGGAAGTTTGAGAAACCATGTTCACCTGCTTCTTCTGCACGATCATAAACCATCTTCAACAAGATGACCATTTTGTCGCTGTCGGCTAGTAGTGTTTGAACCATGACAGCATCAGGGATGACTTCTGTTTGATCATCAACACGAGTTAAGATAGTCAACTTGCTCAAGCTGCCAGGAGCATAGCAGTCCATGGCACGTAGTTTTTCAGCAAAGTCATCAATGACACCGTAGACTTCTTCGTAGATGGTTTTAAACAATTCGTGGAATTGTTGAAAGTGTACACCTTCTACGTTCCAATGGAATTCGTGTGCTTTTAGATAAAAGCTGAATTCACTGGCAAATGCAATACGTGCGGCCTGTTGTAGTTCTGTTAGTTCGTTCATAGTAGTATTTATAGTATGTCGTATCCTGCCTTACGCATAGCATATAAGCGGCTTTCCATGACATCTTCCTCGGCGACCTCTTGTTGTGGCTGACGAATTTTGCTTAGTCTATTTTTGACAATATCTGATACTTTTGCAGCGCCCGGCATATCATTTGGGTTAAATTTGATGTCATGACCAGCTGGGTTAGATATGTTTTGGTTAGCCATACCTTTTGCAATATCCGCTTTAACATCGCGTGAGTAAACATGTCCTTTGAGACGTTCTAGTTCGTTTCTGGCACCAGTATCTACTGCGGTAACTGGGCCTTGTGGAGCAGCATCTTGTCCTACTTTTAACTGAATAGCATCACGTTCTCGTTGGTCCTGTGCTTTTTTATACTGGGCAGGTGTGTTGGTTGCACGTACCTGACTTGGCAAAGTGTTTGTTTTAAC